TACCGTCAACCGTCTGCGTTGTCTGTATACTATTCATTTTTCATCCTTATTTGTATGTAACCTCTTCTTTCCGTCTCTTTGAGGATATCCCAGTCCTCATCCCTGACCTCCACGGGCTTGCACGTCTCTCCGTTCACCGTCACGCAATGAGGAAATCCGAAACGCTCCTCAATCTTACGGATATGCTCCCATGAGCAGTCATAGTAGATGTAGACCTTCATCAGAACGGCAAATCAACTTTCTTTTCTGTATACTTACCGCCCTCGCTATTAGACCAGTCTATCTCATAGAAGCGAGTATGGGCCGCATCGAAACCTATCAGGGCACAGCCAGTACCGACACCTCGACCCTTTGTCAGGATCAGCTTCGCCGTGTTCTGTATGCTCATCTCCTTGAACTCCCCGATATAACTCTTTACCTTGTTTTCGGGATATGCCTCCGGGCGATCTATCAACACGATATTGTCTGCCGACTCCTCAATCTGTCCAGACCCTCGCAACATCTTGATACTTGGGTGATCACCGCTACGGTTCAACTGACTCAGGAGAATGACTGGAATGCCAGTCTCCTTCGCCACGTTCTTCGCCTCACGAGCCATATAGGCGATGCTCTTCTCCACATCATCATTCATCTGCGAATATATCTGCAGGTAGTCGATGATGGCCATCTTGATATTCTTCGTCTTTACCATCGTGCGGATGGATCGCATCGTCTTGTCAAAGTTCACGGTGCTACGGTCATCGAAATATATTGGCAAGTCTTTCAACTTAGCCTTGATAGTCTTAAAGTCATCCAGCTTTCTATCCGACAGCTGCTCATTCATAATGACGTAAGACGGGATATTCATATCAAATGATATCGCACGGCTCACCAATTCCGTATGGGACATCTCTAAAGAATAGTAGGCAACCGCCTCACCTTGCTTCGCCACATTCATAGCAATATTCAGGGCGAGTGCGGACTTGCCGACAGAGGTAAACGCAGCGATGACGGTCATCTTATTAGGAGATAACAGGTATTTATCATCTATCAGCTTAAAGCCAGTTATGAGGCTCTGACGCTTTCCCTGACGGTTATCCTCTATCTCATGCTCCAGCTTCGTCATACTCTCGTCGAAGGTGGTTATCTCATCGCCACCGCTTCCGGCACTCACCTCATCGATGGCCGTCCGCATTCCGTTGATCTCCTCATCATAGTCCTCGGTCAGATCCAACACCTTACTCGCCGCCTGCTGAAGGATCCGCCAGCAGGAACGTCTGCGACCCATATCATTGAGCCGTCGGATATCCTGACCCAGCGTCTGTGTGTTCGACAGTTGGAAGATATTCAAGAAATCACTACGAAATAACTCCGTGTCAAACTCATGCGATTGGTAGTAATTGAACAGAGAATTGATATCAGTCAACCCACCGTCCTTGATGACACCAGCGATGCAACGGTATACGGCCTTCTCCGTCGGGTAATAGAACAGATCCTCATTCAGAAGGTCGCTATACTCGTCGAACTTGTCATTATACCGCATGAGCGTAGCCAACACCGCCTGCTCCGTGTCCGTGTCGTGCGGCAATATCTTGGCCTCGCCTATTATCTCTTCTTTCTTCTTCATTTCCAAACACCTGATTAATGAAACCATAAACATAGTCCGTGAACTTGACGTCGGTATACTGCACCTTGACACCATACTCTATCTGGGTGAGATATCGCAGTTCATTATACTGCGTTTTCTTATGGATGAACGAATACTCGTTGCATAGTTCGCACATACGACTGACTATATCCACCACCTGCTCCCCGTACTCGGCAAAGATGCTACTCGGACGGGTGTCGGTGATACCCTTTGCATTCATCTCGGAGATATAGCCGTATATACGTCTGTTTACCTCGTCGGTAAACATATCGGCCGTAATGGAACAGCGACAATCCTCATACCAGTTCTTCTCACCGTTACTCTCCAGCAGGGTGCCGATAATGATATTCTCTAGTTCTACTCTCCGCTCCATAGTCTTTTTGCATATTCGTCCGTATCACAAAGCCGTATAAACTCCTTGGCGATATCCCCGTCATAATCCGAGTTATCAATCTCGATAATAATATCCTTGAATATCTCAGGGTTATAGTGGGACTTCCCCTGCATAGAGAGGAAGGCTTCCGGGCTGATCCGCTCGGCAATCCTCGGCACAAACTTACGCATCCACTCCTGACGGAGAGCCCACGTCTCCTCGGTGAGGCCAGCAGGCAGGCCGCTGCGCTCTTCTTGATCTTCTTCTTTTATCTGACTCTTACGTTGAGCAGCCCAAGTTCGGCAGGCAGCTTTCCAATCTTTCATAGGACTCTTACCTACGACCCAGCCCTTAGACTCATAATAATCATAGAATCGCTCAGCATCAAAGGTGAATTTCTTCTCCTCGATATAGGCTGCGATCTCCTCAATAGTGGGCTTCTTAAAACGACTTTTTTGTGGAGATAATAATTTATTGTTATCTCCTTTTTTATTTTCTTTATTATATACTTTATTTATAGGACTTAAATCATTTAAGGTAGGGGTACTTAAATCATTTAAGGTAGGGGTACTTAAATCATTTAAGGTAGTCTCTTTTTCATCAAAAGTCTTTTTTGCCTTGTAATAATTTCGCTTTGTGTTATTGATAACTACCGGCTCTTTTACGATCAGCCCTTTATCCGTCAGATTCTTTAATGCAGATATAATAGTCGGCTCGCTTTTTTTTAAAAGCTGTACCAAATTCTTAACACCTGCCATATACCAGTTATCGCCCAATGAAAGGGAATTTATTACCGCATAACATTCAAGCTCTGCCCCTGCAAGATGGAGTTCTTCACGCATCCACCTGAATATAGTATAATATTCAATTTTGCCCATAATCTTTCAGTTTTTAGTCATTATACCCTTTTTCCTCACACGTAGTCCGAAGATAGACCCTGGGTGTGCCATGTTCCCAGATGCGGAACTTCTCAACCAGCTTGAATGCCCGCAGGTTATAGAGAACCCTCCGTACCGTAGGCTCTGCAAGTCCTAGATAGACCGCAAGCTTCGCAATGCTCATCATCCATCCGTGCTCTACCTTACATACCGTATAGAAATGTATGTAAGCGAACACAAGCAGGTCATTACCCTTCAGACCGTATTTCTCCACCATCCAATGGTAGACACGGATATAGTCATTCATTGTCTGCCTCCTTTTCCTCAAATGGCTTGATGGTATCGACCATCATCAAATACTGCTGCAACAGTTGATTGATTGCAAATAATTCACCATCCTTAATCTGATGACGATTGACCAGATCAATAATCGTTGCACTAACCTTGGCTGCACTCTCATACAACTCTGCACTAGTCCACCATGAGGTAAAGAAATCACGGATTGCCTCTACATTCTCGGCCTCGGCAATCATAAGGCTCTTCTTTTCTTCGTTCATAACTCGTAAGTTTTTAATTTGACAATAATAAAAGCCGCTTAGGAGCTGTCAGGTACTCACGAGCGAAAACCTTGTGGGCATTACTGCTACCACACTCCTTGCGGCTGGAATATACACTAATATAAGGGTACAAAAAACGCTGCTTATAGGCAGCGGCTTCCGACCGCTCATGAGTTTTGACGCCGCAAAAATAATACTTATTTCTGAAAGTTGCCACCATTGCAGACATTTTTTATAAATTTTTAAATAAAACGAGGGAGCAACCGTCCTACTCTCGGATGCAGACGATTTCGTCCCGTTACCCCCTCAACTTCAGTTACATTCTATTATGACTAATACAGCAAACTCGCACCCCTGTCCTGCATCAAGGTGCAAAAAGGAAACCCGCTGCAAAGATATAAAGATTTCCGATACGTCATATCGTTTCCCCTTATCTTTTATGCTATTTTAAGAGTCAGCCTGTCCATGCCGCCGTCGGGCTCTACCAGCTGACGGTCACGCAGCTTCTTGATGGTATTGTACACCGTGGGGATCGTGGTGTTCATCACGCTTGACAGCTCCACATAGCCGCCCGTGAACACCTCCGTACCCTTCTTCGTGGCTCCGTACAGATAGGCGAATGCCACCAGTTCATTACCCGAAAGACCCATGTCCTTCATCATCCAGTCGTAAATCTCAAATTTCTTTGCCATAACACTTTAATATTAAACGTACTTATTTCTCCAAATAATCCTCACAGACAGCCTGAAACTCCTCGAGCGAATAACATACCACATACTTGTATAAAAACCGCTCTACGGCCGTCTTAAATACCTTCTGCGCATCCGACATTCTGCCGCCCGGCTTCTTCATCTCGATGCACAGACCCGCATAGCCCTTCTTCGGTATCAGCAGCAGAAGGTCGGCCACCCCTGACAGGGCTCCCTCATCCTTCAGGTTCTTCGCCGTCCACGCATTCCTGAACGATCCGTTAGGCACGCTGAAGAATACTGGGCTCGCATCCGGGTACCTCTGCCTGAACCATGACACGCAGCGTATCTGTATCTGTCTCTCCGATGGCGGTTTCATAGTTCCTCCACTATCTTGTGAAACAGTCTCTTTGTCGGAAGATGCGCACCGCGCACGATCTCCTTCATCATCTCGCATTCCTCCGAGTCGAGGTATATCTCGCCCTCACCCGTCAATATGTTCTTTCCTACTCTCATAATCAATTTGTTTTTATAGATTCTTTCCGAAGATATCCATCGCTGCCTGCAGGGCAATATCCTGCATACTCACCTTGGTCTCCTGCACATCATCATCCGTGCCCGTGACACCGTTGGCGATATCCTTCTTCGTCTGAATCAGATTATACATATACTCGTCTATCGTATCCTTGCCTAGCAGATAGGTGCAGCTGACGGCATTCTTCTGCCCGTTCCTGTGCGCCCTGTCCTCTGCCTGGCAACAGTCAGAGTAAGTCCATGGAAACTCCACGAACAGCACGTTACTTGCAGCCGTAAGCGTCAATCCAGTACCGCCAGAGCGGTAGTTAAGGATGATCAGCCGGCACGCATCATCAGTCTGGAACCTGTCGACTGCCCACTGCTTCTGCTTATCGTTATCATCTCCCGTGACCGTAACCGCATCTCGGAACTCACGCTTCAGCTCCGCAACCACCTCTTTCAGGAAGCAGAACAC